GTCATCTCAACCCGCCGCGACTCGATTGTTCACTATGGACTCAGCCTCAATTGACAGAGTAATGTCCATTGCTCGACGCTCGAGAAATGTCAACGCGCTTTTGGTAGGTCTCCACGGGTATTGGAGCTACGGCCAAAAGCCAACCATCTTCGTCCCCGAAGTATTGGTGGAGTTTATCTCCTCTTTCAGACCAATCTCCTCTCTTAGGAGACATGTGCCATTCCACTTGCTTGACAAGGATGGCCTGCGTTGGAACCTACTCTGGTATGTTCACCTTCTTTTCACTCTCGCGCTGCAGATTTTTCTGTATTGGAGGGATAGGAGGCCTCGTATCATTGATTTAGGCCCAGCTCAGCCACCGTCCGCAATCAGAAGGTTGGAGTGGGACACGAAAATTGATCTGACAAAAGGAACGAAAACTGTCACTGTCTTCACTGTTCTGGACCAAGATGGAAAACTGTCGTACTACGTCCCGAAAGGGTATAGCGCGCCAGTCCCGCACACACACTTGCAACCGTTTGTTCAAGAAGGAATGTCCGTTCATGCTGTAACCGAATCCGGAAAAGCAGCTCTTGAATTGTTCTCTGTTGTTGATGGTGTGTTCAATTTCCAAGGTAATGGGTTCATTGTATCCAGAGACCATGCTCAGTCTGAGAATGTTTTCACAAAAGTGTTCCATTTAGTTACCGCAGGTCATGTTGCCAAGACGTTGATCAAGCCCCAAGTCTACATTGCTCACACAGTGTCGAGTTGTGCCCTTTCTGATCTTAAGTGGTTCTTCCACACTCAGCTTGATTTAGCTTTCGCTGAAATTCCTCGAAATGCTGTCCAAAGGCTCAACTATTCGCCTCTCACAATGGCGGTGGTTGGTTCAGGAGTATCAGTCAACTATTCATTCGATAGAGTGCAGAAGAAATCTCATGGTAATGTGGTCGGCGAGATTAAGAAGTTCACCAAGTCAAACTACTCAACTTACGTGGCTGAAGGTGGCAATGGATCCTCAGGAGCTCCAGTTCTCTCTTCCAACAATGATTCACTTGTCGTTGGGTTGCATGTTGGGACGAAAGGTGGTTTTAACTACTTTTCCCCTTTCTTGTGGCTCGGTGGCTATGAGCCGAAGACGGAAGATTATGTCTACGAGAGCACCAATTACCAGGGAAAAGGAACACGGAAGTATGAGGGTGGTGAGGTTTCAGAATCTTTTTCAATTGAGCCTCCCCAGCGGTTTCCAACCCCGGATGACGATGATGTCGATTCTGATCTTGGAGACTTTGACTCTTATGCAGCAGCCATTGAGGACCAACATGAAAGATCTGCTTCACGCTCAGCCAAGGCTATGAGGGCTGTTCCATCAGCTCAGACAAAAATTGCCCCAGTCAAATTCAAGAGAAGACTTGAATCTGGAAAATCACAAGTGTTCGTCGTGCCCTATCAAGAAACTCGTGAAATCGAAACAGCAGCCAGATTCACAGATTCTAATCCCCAAGCTCATTTGACCCTTAACGTAGGTGGTGACTCCAGGAGAGTAGGAATAAATGTTCAGCCTCAACCTGGTGATACAGTTCTCTCAGAAAGTGATTTCCCATCCTTGTCAGTGGCCTCTCAATCTGCGCCCAAAAAGGCAAAAACTACCTTGTTCAAAACTGGTGAATTTGTCCCTGAAGGCTACGTGTTTCCCACAAACAACAAGATGAGGGGGCATTACAAGAAACCCGAACCCACTCATGAGGAATTCATCACACAAACACGCGAATGGTTAAGCCGAAAAGGATTGAAAGACAAGGAATATGAATTTCCTCGGAGTTTGACTCCAAAAGAAGTTCGTGCGCTCTTTGTCGGTCAGTCTAATAGGTATATTGGTGAAAAGATCAAGTGGAATGGACAGTGGAGATCGCTAGACTTAGCAATCCGTGCAGCTCGTGCTCAATTTAACCTTGAAGTTGACACACTTTCAGGAGATGATCTTGTTCGTTATGCCTTTGAAACTCTCGATAGGTGGAATCCCTTGGCGTCTAATGCTTGCGCATCCTCAACCAATGCAAAAGTAGGAAACTTGACCCCACAGGAAAAAGCTGATGTGGTGTCTGTTGCTGTTGCAACTTACACTGCTCTCCATGATCCCCTTCAAAAACTTGAGAACAATCGGATGCTAACAGGACCATTTCTCAAAAGTGAGTTGACAGCTAAGGATAAGTTGCATCGGCCTAGATTGGTATGGATGGTGTATCTCGCTCACAACCTGGCTCTTATGCTCAAATTCAGAAAAGTCATGGATCGTCTTAAGCAACGCAACGCAGCTGAAGACCCCACAACTCCCACCTGGATGGGCAAATCGAACACGCGCCACTCTTATAGAGCATTGATGGATCAGTTGCAGAGATCAGAGTTCATTCTGACTAATGGAGATGATTGTGTGTCAAGCAAGCGTGTGGAGGGACAAGCTGTTATATTCTCGACGGACGTTTCGTCATTTGACCAACACCATTCTTATGATTCTGCTGAAATACTGAAAGAAGCCTTCGGTGAATCTGCAATGAAGTTCATTCACTTTGCCCTCGGGCCTTGTGAGATGGCATTCGGAGAGTCTGAAACTTTCGGGTGCAATGAATACTTCCTCAAAAGTGGTTCCGCTGTCACGACCTTGTTCAATTCGGTCCTTAGATGGATCATGGAGTATGCAATATTCCAAGAGGTTGAATTTACACGTGTGGAACAGGCCGCCCAACTTTATGAAGAGAGCTTTATTCAACTGTGGAACATGCCAGTTAAACTGGCTAGTTGTGCAGATTCTGAGTATAGCATCAACTCTCATATCGTTACACGAGAGCCTGAGCAGTCTGGAGTCACAGTAAAGTTTGAGCGAGTTCAACGCATGCTGGAAACAGCGGCATTCAATGCTGCTGATCGGGCTAATCTGAACCTTGAGCTCAATGCAGAGTTGTATGACTCTTGGGAAGATTTTGATGAGCCTATGCTGGAGTTTTTGCAAAGCAAGGGCGTGTCTAATTCTTCAAAGAAGTTGTACCCCATCATCGAAGTTCTCACAGTAGAGCATGCATTTGATCAGAATGTGGTTGTGCGAATCTCGGACCGATCGTCGTTGGATGTTTTTGTCGAAGCGGCGAGAGAGAGCGCTTTTGCGGAGGACGACAGAGAGGAGAAGACAAAACCATTGAGTGACGAGCAGAAGCATCAGCTGGCCATTCAAGAGTTTTATGAGTGGATCTTGGCTCAGCCAGAACCAACCTCGGGTGACAAAAGAGAATTGACTATGTTTAGGCTCGCGAAGCAACAGGCCGAAAAAGCACTTCTCAAGAAGAACAACAAGGAATTGAAAAAGAAATTGTTGGACCCTATTGTTATTCCAGTTGGAGCTGGCATCGTTTGGCCAGAGACCCAGGAGAAGGAAGATTACATCATTGACAAGCCCCAGGCAGTTCAGCCTCGGGTGACCGAACCAACTGAAAAGAAGGCGACCGAGCAGCAGGCCCTGAAGCCAGCACCCAAACCAACTGAAAAGAAGGCTAAAGTGTTGTCACCAAAGCAACCTGTGAAAACCGTCGATGTTGAATCACGCGAAGAGACCAAAAGTGGAGATCTTTCCGCCCTCATTGAACAAGCCCAGGCTATCGCAAAACAGCCTAGTTTTGTCGCTGAGGGAAAAATGTCCTCTGAACAAATTGCAAAAGAGATTCTTTTCATCGAATCACAGAGAAGAGTTCTTAACAATTGTTTCGACGCAACCAAAACCTGGAGGAAAGGCGAAAAGAAGAAACTAGACCAACTCACAAAACGACAGACAATGCTCAATGATGAGCTCATCCAGATCATGGCCTCACGGCCCCCGCGCGGTCTGGGTTCGCCATTAGATGGGTCCTGAACCTCCTCAGAGCCCCTGCCAGTGTATGGGACCGCTGGCAGCGGCTATAAACAGCGCCGGAGGGTGGAGGGTGAAATGTCTGCAAAGACAATTCAAAACGCGGCCAAAGGAGTCGCAAAAGTCGCAACGCTGGCAACTAAAGCAGCCTCAGGAGACCCACAGGCAGTGGGCAAACTCGCTATGCTTGGAGTTAACCAGATTTCCAAATCAGCAAAACGTCGCAAGAAGAAGAAAGAGAGACAGTTAGGAATGTTGCAGAGTTCAGCTCAATTCACAGCTGCGCCATTAGCTGTTGGTACAGATGTTCGTGTCGTAAGACCAATGTCTAAGTCCATCAGTGTTAATGGAATGGCTGGCATTGAAGTGAGCGGAATGGAGGTCTTGACACCTGTCAGGTATCCCCCGTTCTGGACCTCTAATACAGCATACCAAGAATCTCATCTCTGGGCTCCAAATGCAGGCCTATTGTTGTTACTTGATAATCTGGCGAAGAGCTATGCAAGATGGCAACCTGTAGAATTTTCAATACACTTCGTTCCAAATGTCTCAGCCAACACTTCTGGACAAATTGTCTTGTGGAGTTCAATGGATCCAACAACGGTTATATCTAACCCTGATCTATTGGTTTCGCAACGATTCGAAAGAAATGTCCTGACAAACATTTGGAAATCTAGCAACTTAGACCTCAAACAAAATATGGAGGCTAGTTATCTCCCCACCTCAGGAACCACTGATGAAACCGCCAATATAAGGCAAACCTTCGGGGCTGTCTTTGGCTTCACTTTCTCTAGTGATACTCCTGGTAGGGTAGATACTGACTCTTATCAGTTGGGGACTCTTTATGCAAGATATCGCGTTGTGTGTTATCAGCAGGAAAGCACTCTGTCTAGTTCAACTCTAAACTTCAACTATCAAGCTAATTTGCTCGCCGCTCAGCCTTTCCCAAAGTTGCGGAATCAGATCTTTGTTCAAAGTTCAAATAATCCAAGAAAGTTCAAATACATCGGAGTAACTCGCGAATTCGTTGTAACAATCAATGCGTTCGTTGATGATGACCTTGATGCAACCACAGAAATTCCAAAAGTTTTCATTTACGATGGAATTACGCCAAAAGTAGGAACCGCAGTTACCCACTCAGGTGTTACGGATGGATCATACAGTCATGACAATTTGTTAATCGCCAACGTCAAATATTCTTTTGATTATGGTGATATCATTGAGTTGCCACCCGACGCGCCGGCTAACTTGGAGCTCAATATGGATTTTGACATCCTGATTCCATCAGGATCTAGCTTAACCGACTTTTAGAGATTGCCACTCGCCCCGGAAATTGTACCAGCTCTTAGAACACGCGTGCAGGAGACCTAGCCACAAAGGTGAAGGTGTTAATGCCGAGTAAAAGAAGCCAAGTTCACCAATTTCCGTCTGCAATCTACTAACCGCCCAAACCCCGATCTTTCCCACCACTTCCCAGTTACTGGACCATCAACTGGGTGCTCT